CTAGCAAGCAATAGTCACCAACGGCTATTGGGTGCGCCGTGTAGCTGCCGCCGCCCTGCATAAAGACAGGCGGAACCATCGTAAACTCTGGAAGCTCAATAGATCGGCCATCTACAACGCGGTTAATTACCGGCTGCACGCTGATCGTCTTGGACTGTACACCTGTCACTTTAGCAATAGTTGCCGTATGCAGATTGGACAGCGCAAACTCTATCGCGTCATTCATTACGTCAATTAATTGGCGCTTTTCATTCATAGAACCACCGTCCCCGCTCCTAGCCTTCCGGTACACGCTTGGCTCCAGGCGTCCCCGTAATTATCGCCGCTATACGTGATTGTTTCAATGCGATAAACACCGTCCATATAAGGCGCTGTTGTGCTTATGAGTTGCACACGTCGGCCTATCTTTACGGTAGGGTTAATAAGCGTCTGGAACGTCACCAGCTTGCTCTCCCGAGTCGGTGTGCTAATCAAACCGGTGGCTGCACTAACGACGGGTATAAACCGGCTCGTCACTTCGTTGTCTTTGATGATATAAAGTTGCTCGTTTTCGATGTACCAGGTTTCGCCTGGCGTCACCAAAGAGTTGAGAAGTTCAGCGCTATTACCCACTAGCACCTTGGGCCGCGTCAATACAGGCCGCGGTGTAATTTTCCCAATGCCGGTGTTTACCATATCCTCCAGAATTGCGTTAACAGCCACCCCGCCGCCTATTACAGTACGGCTCGTGAAGCTATTGGTGAAATCAAAGCCACCGTCTTGTGACTCAAGCGTAGTGATAAGATCCGGCCCCTGACGTTCGGTGCCGCCTGTGAATACTGTCCCCTTAAAGACAAGCTCCTGCCGGTCTTCATAACCACAAGACAGCCGTATAGGAATGCGCTTTTTCTGCTCGGCATCCTTTGCCATCGCCAGGCGTTTGCGTTCTTCGATGTTGTACAGCTGTATGCGGCACTTGTTCAGCCCGCCCATGGTGGACTTGTCAGCCTCGAAGCTGATGCGCATGGGCGGTTTGATTATTTCGGTGCGCGTGCCGATGTCAACTTCTAGAGTGTAGGTTCTGTTGAATCTTGGGATGGTCATAAAAAAGCCCGCAACTGAGTGTTACGGGCTAGTATAGCGGAAAGGCGGGGTTTAGTCTTTAATCGCCCACTGGATCAGTCGGCTTGCGTACTGGGTATCGGTGAGCGTAATCATTGCCTCCTTTTCTGCTCGTTCCTTTGCTCGGTTGAATGCGGCCACTTGGTCGGCGGGGATGGTTATGCGCATTTGTTTTCTAGTGTTGGTCATTGTCTAATAATCTCCATTATCTGATTCATTTTTCCACTATCAATCACTCCAACTTTTAATTTTTTCTTTTTACAGCTAGAGCATATTTCATTATTATTTTTCACCCTGTTAATGCACCTACCGTCAGAAGAAAATTCTTTTTTTGCCGAGCACCTGTGAACATCTTTCCCCGCTTCAGAGTCCCTAGCAAAACCAGTTATCCTTATGGATATAAGTCTATCAACCTCTTCTTCAACTATAGATGTGCTTACTGGATCTCCCTTACTTACCGGAGATACAAATACGGCAGACCCCAATGCCTTCACAAAGTCTTCACATACTTTACACGGCCAGTCGTATGCACTTTCCGACTGCAAGGCAGGAATGTTTGAGTAAGTTGCACTCATCTTTTGCGCTTCTTCATTTGCAAAATCAAGAACTAACTCACTTATTTTTCCCATCTCGATTCGTACTCTAACCGATAATTATCATATTCATAATGTGTGCTTCCTGCTAAAACTGACTTCATGTGGTGCTCGCACAGCGGATAGCCTCGAACATAATCCGACGCGTACTCCGGCCAAGCGGCAGCCGGTGATCCGCAAAATGGACAGAATTTCATTACTTGGCCTCCAGGACTTTGTGCAAACGACCATCGTCAATACTGTACGCGCCGCAGTCTAGCATTTGCCCGACATACTCCATCTTTAGGCTTTTGTGAACTTCAGAAGAAAGGCCAGACACCGCGTTTGCCTGCTGTACAGTTATCCTGCCGTCAACTACCGCCCTTGCTGACTCAATAAGAAGTGAGCGTAGCTCACTCGGTGATGTGACTTCTACTGTGATCTTAGCCATAATGCTTACCTCAATCTGATTTAGTTTATGCGCCTCTCACAACGCCCAATCAGATTAACTAACGTGTCGCCTCCTGTCAACAGTTGGCGGCATTTTTATTATTGTTGTTTGTTGTTGTCGCATGTTGTTCATTGCAACATAATCGCCCATAAAAAAACCCACAATCGTGGGCTTTCTCTTATACCGTTTTGTAATATCAATCAACCACTACATAGCCCACTGCACACCGGCAATTGATGATCTCATCGGCAGGCCCGGCGGGATCCCCTGGGAACATGAGCTTAGCGTCTCCGACTGTAAATGGCTCGTCCATGCCTACTGTCTGGCCATCAGCCGCATTGTGACTTGATCGAGTGCGTTCGCCGCTTGCCGCTATCCATTCCCGTCGCATGTTAAGCCCGGTTGATTCGGCTTGCTTCTTTGCCCCGTAGTTCCCTGCTCCGTGAGTCTCTGTCCTGGCTATCAATGCGCCTCGCTGCCTGCCTATAGTGGGTGCGTTGTTTGATATGATCTTGGCTATCTCGCGCTGTCCTAAGCCTTCAGCTTGACCGATGGCGATCTGTGCCATGATCTGTTCGCGGGTGGTGGTGGTAATCTGCTGTATTTTCTCGCCGCCGAAATCCGCTATGTACTCCTGTACGAACAGATCCCACTTGGCCTGCTCCTTAACCACGTCAGGCTTTGATGCACTCTTAGCCGCTGCACTGATGCGCTTAGCCATGCCCTCGACCGATGCCCGCCATATGCGCCTAAGCAGAGACTCGATGCGGCGTATGTGTTCGTCAGGGGATGTCACTTGGCCGGATGCCTCCCAGCGCTTGACCATGGCGAGAGTGGTGCCGGTGATCTCTTTTGATAGCAACCGCTCAGCTACGCGGGATAAGCGCTCAAGCAATAGCTGTTGGTTGCGCCTTTCTCGCTGTGCGTCCTGGTCAAGTAGTCTTCTGAGGGCCATACGCCAGCGCCTTTATCTCATCGTCTGTCAATGTTTGGTTTGGCGGCTGTTCTGGTGGCAGGGTAATCGGCTCAACTGCCATTGATAGGGGAATCATGCTGGACTGCACAAGGATCTGATCACCACCTGCGGGCAATTTGTCATAGCCCTTAATCTCGCGGGTTTCATTGATTGTGAGGTCGGTCGATGCGTCGGCCATCATCCAAAGCTCTAGCCGCTTCTCAGCGATAGCCGGGATCTTGTCAAGGTCGATGTCTAGGGTCACGTTGTTGAACAGGGGAGACAGCCAGGCGTTCAGCTCATCCCGGATGTACATAGCCAAGGGGATGGCGTTCTCTTCGTAGAATGCAAGCCGGGCCTCTTTGTAATTGGAATACGTGCTATCGCCTGGGATGTTTAGCAGCAGAGGCGGTACGCCAAGCGCCAAGGAAACGTCACGGGCTGCGCTGTATTTTGTTTCAATGATCGCCACGTCGACAGGAGACAGGCCCATCTGCGTCCACTTCAGGCCACCTTCCAGTAGCATCGGACGCCCGGCATTGGTGCTGCCGGTATACTTCTCATCAATCTCAGCCTTGAGCCGGTTAAACTGGTCGTCACTTAGCGAGCCTTCAGCCAGCTCCATAGCGCCGGATGGGGCTGCCCCGTTCTGTAGCAGAGCCTGCATCCATTGCATAGATTCGTTATGCTGGTCTACGGCATAGGCTCCTGCCATCAGCGGGCTCATGCCGTACCAGTCATCAAGCGGATTGAACGCCTTCATGTGGCGTATGTCTGACTGCCCTGTACGTGGGTCTGCTTCAAACTCCACTTTGGCTTGGCCGACGCTGAAATTGTAGCCAGCGGGGAAGCCAGTTGGTGATGGCTTAACGTCCATCCGGTCAGGGCGCAAGGTGTACAGCTCTCTAGGCTGCTGGCCTACCATGACTCTTTCCATGTACCCGTTGCCTGAGATCCTGAAGAAGCCGACAAGGGCGCGCATGAATTCAGGGCCTGACTGTAAGGGGTTGGGCTGGCGGATCAGATCAAGCAAAGCGCTGACCTCTACCTCATTTCCTCGCGCATCTCTGGCAATCCACTTCATGGCAGCGACAGCATCAGCGGTTTTGTTGATAGCTTGGAACGCCACTACGTTCTTCTGATAGCCCTCTTGCGCGTACTGCTTAGCGCTGGTCTTATCAGTGCCAAGCGACCACGATGCCTGATTCTTGCCAGTGAACATCACCGGGCCTGTGCGCGATTCTTTGGCCTGTTCCGGCTTACGCTTAAACCAATCTAACATCGCTCGCCCTGCCTTGGATTAAATAGTATGTCAAGTTTAACGGATTACGGCGCGTGTTCATAGGGAGCGAACTGAGGGGCGCTTGGCTAGGTTCAATTCATCAAAGGCATCTGACGCCGCGTCTACAATGTCATCATGTGCCCCGCCTGGAAATGACTCCAGCTCCTTAAAGAAATCCTCGTTCCAGCTTCCCCGTACAACCTTAACGTTGCCAGCCTGGACCTGAGAAGCGAACGGCCTAGCCCTTACCTCTTTGTCACCACTCACCGTCCTGGCAACCACGTCATACTCTGACAACATGGCCGTCTGACTTCGCGCCTGACTCTTGCCTGCCTGCCCTGGGTCTTGTGCCAGCCTGACCTTGACGGACCTGCCATCCTGAAAAGCCGTGTTCTTTATTGCCTTGTCTACTTGCGGGGAATTTTCTCTGAATCGCTCCATCCCACATACGTACCACATGCCGCTGTCTGCCTTAAGCATCTTGACGCCCACTGTCCAGTCAGGGTCACTGGCTGAACCTTGCGTCTTCTTGGTGCCTGCCTGATCCCAGGCCCTGACCATCTGGCCGTTGCTGGAGCGGCGTCTACAACCTCATAATCTGACCGCTTGAAGTACGTCCCAGCCGTGGCGCGAATGTTCCAGTTGCCGTCTAGTAGTTGTGCCCGCTCCACTCTAGTCATGGCCTGAAGGTTGGCCAGGTATTGCGGGTCAGCGTCCATCAGTATCTTGTTGTCTTGAAGACTGGACGCTATAAAAGTGAACGACTTTGGTATCCGATCCGGGTTTTCGTCGGTCAGTTCTTTGCTGGTGTCGGCCCAGATAACGTCATCACCCTCGATGACAAAGTATCTAATTACGCCTGACCTTTCCTTAATGGCGTACCCGTCACCATCAATGTACCAGTCTATCCACCGGCGCACCCAATGGTCCGGGTCAGGGTTTAGGGTAGCCCTTATTCTTGACGTTGCCCCGCTAACTGACCTGTTGCGGGACAGCATGTAGACGAACATCTTCCAAGTGAAATGGGTCAGCTCGTCAAAACATATCAAGGGTATTTGTGAGCCCTGCCAATCAAGCCGGTTCTTCTCATGCTCCATGTGCGCAAAGGCGACCTTGGCCCCGCTTGGGAAGCGTAGTGTCAGGTCGTTTTGATTAGGCTTAGCTCCGAGGGCAGAGTATAGGTCAGTTGCGGTATCCCATAGACCGCCCTCGTTTGTAACCTGCTTAGTGGTGCGCCTGAAGATAACAGACCCAAAGTCGCCATTGCTTATATCGTATAGCTGTTCAAGCAATATGGCATATGTCTTGCCGCCGCCAGCCGCGCCACCATAGAACACAATGTCCGCGTTGGATTTTAGAAATTCAGTTTGTGGTCCTGGCTGCGGTTCAATCGCTGTCATTTTTCTGCGGCAGGATTACGACCGGGGATTGAGGGGTCATGCTGCCGTCAGTGCTGCTGTGGTCATGCTCTTGACGCTGGCTGTGCCTCTTGGGCGACATGCGCTCTGCTGCC